GCAGTATCGGGATGCTCGCGTTCGGCTGGGGTTTGGGAGGGGGACTGAGGATCATCGCTCATGGGGAGGCCCTCGGCTTAGGTTTGTGGCGCGACGAGCTCTGGTGAACGAGGCTCTCGTTGTCCGGCTGGTTGATCTGCAGCTGAGCCAATCGCGCCGGGGCAGAGTGTGGCACAACATTGCCGGCGCGGCCATTGTTAGTATTCATGACGTCCCAAAAGGCCAGCGAGCATGGCCTTTTCATTGACTGGGGTGCCTTCCCAGCAATGGTGATTTTCGTCGTAATCGGAGGTTGCTCTGTCTGCGGTTGGGGGGCGTCCCATCGGCCTGGAGCCGAGCTGAAATTTCGGCGTATGGAAGCGCCACGCGCCGGCTGAGCCGGCGATCCGAGCGACCGATTCGACCAGGTCGAGGTTGATCCACCTGCCGCTTGTGAGCTCGATCCAATGTGGCATAATTATCGCGACCAATCCTGAACTTGTATAGTTCTTCGATGGACTCCGACGAACGCGATGGCGTGGTGTTTGGCGCAGTAGGGTCTGCCCACGATCGCAGCTGCCCCGCAAAAGGCGTAGGGAGGCTCCCAGGGCGTTTTCACCGGCCACTGGCATCTACCCCACCGCGGCAGGCTCAGACGGTCTGTAGCGGCTTCTGAGGGCTGGGAAACGGCATGTTGTGGCATGGGTGTGGGTGTAGCGTGGCGTTACGGCGATTCGCGAGCGTTGCGTTTCCGGCTGTTGGGCAGCGGGTTGATTTGGTCGAGCACGGCGTCTGGCAGGTGGCGAGGGGTTGCTGGCAGTTGCGTGATGGGATCGCGTAGCGGGTTGGTTTGCTTGGGTATTTCCGATTTGAGCTGGCCTGAGCGCAGCAGCTTCAGCAGCTGCTCGAGATAGCTATTTGAGGGTTGTTTGGTGGTTTCTGGGGTTCTGGCGGCGAGGTAGCGGGCTTGGGTGTCGTTATCGACCAGCCAGCGGAACGCGCCGGGGCGGTATTGTCTGACGCGGAACAGGCGTTGGGACAGATTTCCTGGCTTGAACGGCAAGCCGGCTTTACTTTCCCCCCACTCGCCGGAGCGGTAGCGCAGCCAGGCGTTGGCCCAGGCCTGGTCTTCTGGGTCGAGGTCAGTCAGCGGGTCCATGGTCCGGTTGCTCCCGTCGTTGTTGTTCGTATTCCTCGCGGCCGCCGTTTTCCCATCGCTGATTGGCCTCGGCGACGCTGCGGCGGAGCTCATCCATGGTGGTCGAGGCGGAGCGTTGGTCGGGGGAGGCGAGCGCGCGAGTGCGTGCGCCATCAAAGCGCACCACGCGCGAGCGCGCTCCCTCTCCGTACGCACCGCACACACCCCCTTTCTTACGAGGGGGTGTGTGCTCTGACTCTGTATCTGACTCTATGGATGCAGAACCGTGTTTTTGCATATGCACGGGAGAGGTGGTTTGTTTTATCCACCTGGCATTGGCGGCCGAAGTTTTCGTACGCGACTCGGAGATGACTCGGACCTGACGTGGAGATGACATGGAGCCATCTGGGGCGCGTTTGAGCACCTCGTGGCGCTCCAGTTCGGCGATCCAGCGCGCCAGGTCTGCAGGTCTCGGATGGGGGTTGATCAGCTTGCAGAGCTCTTTGATGGATGGTATCTGGCTACCGAATTTCACATAGCCATAGGGTTCGCCCTCGGCGGCGATGCACAGCAACTGCATCAGCACGCCTTGTGCCGCCAGGCTGCACAGCCCGAGCTTGGCGTCCCCCTTCCAATCCGCCCAGAAGAACTTGGCCCAGCGCAGCTTGCTCGTGGCACCCCTCCCTAGCCGGTTAGTTCCTCCCCGCCGAGCTCCGCGATCAGCCGTCGAGCGCCGATCGCATCGCCGCAGAACACCACCGCGACAGGAATATTATCCTCGCCAAGCTCTTCCAGTTCGAAGCGTGGATGGAACGGATCGGGCCGCGTCAGCCCGCTCAGCCACTTCTCCATCTGCGGATTGCGCCGCAGCCAAAACCGCCGCCTCATGCCGCCACCCGCCCCCGCAGCGGCACCCCGGCTGCGGCCACCGCATCGAGCGCCTCGACCACGGTGTGGCAGACCGCGACGCGGAACCCGGCCACCGCGAGCCGCTGATGCAGCGCCTTCTGCTCGGGGCTCAGCTGCCAGCCCCGCTCGCGCTTCAGCTCGACCAGCACCACCCGGCCCGCCCAGAACACACCCATATCCGGCCAGCCTGGTAGTGCACCTAACCGTTTGCGCCTGGCGCCCTCGACCGCGGAGCGGGCATTGCGGAGCTCCCAAGTGTTGAGCACGGCGCCTTGGGGAAGCAGCACACGGAGCGCGTCGGCGACCGCGAGGTGGAGGTCATCTTCCGGCGCAATAGGGGCGGAGAGGCGGAAGCGGCGCGCGGTCATGGCCTAGCAAACCCGCGCGCGCTGATTGTCCTCCCGCAAAAACATATGACCGATTAGTTGCGCCACGCAGGGGCGAGTCAAGGCGCGGAACAGGCGAATCCTGGGGATAAAAAGGGCGCCTTCCGGCGCCCCTAGCATATGGTTTGGCTACCTAGCCAAACCACTAGTGCACCTCCGGCCGCTGTTCCGCTTTCTCATCTATCGATTCCGGCGTTATAGCATCGTTGCTATCACTCGGCGCGGGTAGCTGGGGCGCAATCTCGTGTTCCCAGATCAGTCGATACGACCGGCGCTCGGTTGCTTGCAGCGCGGTGCGGGTGAGCTCGACGTAGAGGCCCATGTTGATCAATGCAGCCAGCGTGTTGGAGCGGTAGCTGATGTCATGGCGTTTGAGCCAGCCGGCAAAACCAATGTTGTCGGGAAACTTCCCGCGTGCGGCGGCCAGCGCGGTTGCCAGATCGAGGCTATCGGCAATCCAGGCCTTCCGTCCCGCCTCCAGGCGTCCTTCTGCGGCCTTGATCCGAGCCGCGAGCCGGGTGAGCTCGTCGGCGTTCTCCAGGCTTGCCGCCGCCGCCGCAGCGATCAAGGCGGCCTTCTTTGCCGCCGCCCTGGCGCGGGCCCGCTCGCGGTCTTTGGCCCGTCTGGCGTCGGCCTTGCGTTGTGCCTGCCTTGCCTGGCGCTCCGCCTCGGCAGCGGCGCGTTCGGCAGCGCGCTCAGCGCGCTGGAGTTTAACCGCGGCTTTCTTCTGCTCGGCGGCCAGGCGCTTCAGCCGGGCCTGTTCACGCATTTGGGCGGCGAGCTTCTGGCGGTCCTCTTCGGCCAGCACGCGGTGAAACACCATCAGCATTTTGCCGACGAACGGCTCGGTCAGTCCGACCTTACTGACCAGCCAGCGGCCGAAGCTCCATTCGCTGCCGTATTCGCCGCGGCCGAAGGCCGCACGGGTTTCCACGAAGGTGCGGGCGAAGCTGTTGTAGAAGTTGCCGGCCTTGGTCCACTGCACGCGCATCAGGTTGGCCGTGTAGTCAAGCTCGGATATATCTTTCATGTTCCTTGGGACTCCGCTGAAACGTTAGGGGGACCAGCGTTGCTGCGCTGGCCCCCCTATGGTTTTAGGCTGCAGAACGGGAAGTTAGCTAGTCGGAAGTGCCGCCGACAGATGCAGTGGCGCCGCCATTGGCGTGTGTGATCCGCTTGCGAAAGCCGCCCGGCTGGCCGGCGACGTATTCCAGCAACTCGTTATCGCGCAACTCGCGATTGACCCGCTTGGTATCGGAGCGCGACAGCGTCAGGCCATGCTCGCGCGCGGTCTGATGAACGTTCGGGAACGGCGCGCCCGGCGGCAGGTTCTTGGCGATCTCCGTCACCTGCAGCAAGAAATCGAGGATGACGTCGTTATCCGAGCGCTGCGGCTTCGGCGCGATCAATGTCAACGCCTCGTCCAGTGCCTCGTCCTGCAGCTCGGCTTTGATGCCGAACTTGCGGCAATATTTGCTCCAGTTTCTAGCGAAAGCGATGGCTACATCACCCGCCATTGTCGGGATCCTTTCCTTCCAGAGTGGACATTGCGCGCTCGACCAGAAAGCGAATCATCTGCGACCGGGGCGGTCTGAGTGAGGTCTGCAGCCGGTAGTCATCGATGCGCCGGATCAGGCTGCGAGGCAGCCTGATCTGGATGGTGATCAGGGGCTCCGTATCGTCTGACATCGTGCTTTCTGCCTGAGACACGCGGCCAGCCTAGGCGCGGCATTACAGATTCTGCGAGTCGTAATTGCCCGCATCACGGTCACGAATCAGTGTGCTTGACCACGCTCCGCAAATCGCGTATATAGCGATCTCCCCGAGGGCAATCCTGCCCCGGGCAACCGAGGACTGACCCGATGATCATCGAGACTTCTGACAATCGCTTTTTCCGCGTCATCCCGAGCGAACTCGCTGACATCCCGCAATGCTGGCTTGGCGTTGAGGTCAAGCGCGTGCGTGGCTGCCTGACCCGCTCCGGCGAGCGCGTGACCGAGTGGGTCAGCAAAGGCCGCCCCCCGCAGCTGGTCCGCCGTGAAGCCTCCCGCGTGGTGGAGGGCTGAGCGATGACCCCCACCCGGCTGCGTGAGTGCCTCGATGCGCTGGCCTGGAGCCAACGCGGCCTGGCGCGGCTGCTCGTCAGAGACGAGGGCACGGTGCGCCAGTGGGCGCGCGGCAAGACGCGTGTGCCCGAGGACGTGGCGACGTGGCTGGAGGCCCGGGCCCGCCAGGCCGAGCGTCTGCCGCCCCCGGTGAGGAGGCCGCACTGAAATAGCCGATCGGCCTCCCGGCTTTTTCAGGGGGCCACCAAGGAGAACCAACATGACAAGAGAGACAAAGCTCCGCACGATCACCATGACCGGCCGGGCGCCGGTGCGCATTGATGAAACCGCGTGGCCAGTCCTCGCAAAGGGGATCTGGAACGACTACTCCGGGCAAAACGAATACGAGGCCAACCGCTCATGGCAGGCCGCGCTGCGGGTGCGTCAGCACGCGGACGGACGCGCGATCGTCTATGCCACCTATACGGCATGTTGTGGCATGGGTGTGGGTGAATACGACACGCGTTTTCAGGGCGAGCGTAACCTCAGTATCCGCGTCGGGCTGCTATTTGCGCCAGACGCCGATCTGGCCGAGGCGATCACGCAGGTTGGTCATCTGCTGGGCCAGCGCCTGGCGGACGAGGACGAGAGCTTTCCGGCGCTCTCCAGCCTGATTGCCGGGTGCATTGCTGATCTGCCGTCCGAGACGCTTGAGTGATGCCGACCGACAAGGGGCGGCTGTTTGCCGTCTATTCGCGGCTGCGCACTGCGGAGCACGCGTTGAACGCCGCGGCCAGGATGGGCGCCGATGCGGCGACGCAAGAGATGATCGAGGTAGCGCTCGACGCGACGCACAAGGCGCTGCGGCACATCCGCGCGGCCGAGGGCATCATTGATTTGGACAACGAGGGATGATGCCGGTCGCAGCGCGCAACCGCGCCATCAAGCGTGTGCTCGTACTCGAGTACGGCGCCGGCAAAGTCCGAGTGTGGGGCGACCGCGGCAGTGCCTACGGTTGGGTACATATCGAGATCGCCGCCACCGCACCCGCCGATCAGCGTGACGACTGGCCGGCCCGCATTTGGCGCGAGAACGAGACCCAGCGGGTGTGGGGCCTGCTCGCGGAGGCGGGTCTGGATGCGGAGATCGGCAGCTATGACAACCTCGACTACGGCGCCGGGCGCCGCATCCGCATTGATTTCGTGCCCGAGGAATGAGCACCGGCAAATGGCGCGAGGAGGGCGTGCCGCACAAGGGCTGGACGTGCGTCGATGTGACCGACCTCGGCCCCGACGAAGAGGACAGGGGGACGTGTGAGATGTGCGAAGTGGCCGAGATCCGCTTTAGCCACACGATGGTGCACCCCGAATATGAGGGCGAGCTTGCGGTGGGCTGCATCTGTGCGTCGCACATGGAAGGGGATTACGTCGGCCCGCGAGAGCGCGAGCGCCCCCTTCGGCGCCGTGCGCGCCGCCGGCTCGCTTGGGGCAAGCGGCTCTGGAGCCAGGGCGGGGCCGGGGTGACGCAAACGCGCACCAGGGGCACCGATGTGACGGTGTTCTGGGATGATCATCTTTCCGGCTGGCGCATTCGCCTGGTGAAAGCGGGCCGGGTGGTGCAGGGCCAGAAGGTCTACCCAGCCGCGGCGGACGCCCGGCGGGCCGCGTTCGATGCCGTGCTGTGGCTGGAGGGCAAGCAGTGACGCAGGAAGAGCTCCGCCAGATCGCCACCTACGTTCAGTATCGGCTCGACAGCGCCGGCGTCGGGCCGATGAAATTTAGCCAGCCGTTTGTCCAGAGCCTGATCGAAGTAATCGAGCTAGCGGCGACGGCGCTGCAAGCGGCGGCGCAAGACCGCAGGCCGCCGCCTCGTTACAGGCCGCTCAGTTAGTTGCCGCAGTTTTCTGTTCTAACAATTCTAATTTCCCCTTGCCGGGGCGGGAACCACGCGATCGGCGGCGTGATCCAGTCCGACGCGATCCCAGGTCAGCCGGCCTGCGCGTTCGCCGCGCCGCAGCGGAGGTGGCCAGAGGCCTTGCTTGACCTCTTCGTCAAACACGCCAGGGGAAACGCCGACATAGGCCGCGGCATCCTCGCGCGAGAGGTAGCGCGGCCAGAACGGCATCGCGCTAATGGAGGGCCGTTTGCCGGTCACGCTGCTCTCTCAGCTGGTCGTAGAGACGGATGAGCTCTTGCACCACGTTGCGGTGCTCGCGCAGTAGCGCGGCTCTGAGGTCAGACGTGGGCATATCGCGCTTGCCCTGAAAGCCGGCGATCCACATCGCGACGAGGCCGGCGAGGATGGTGCCTTGGGTGCCGGGGTCTTCACCCGCCAGGATGGGCGAGATGGCATCGATTGCGGCATCGACGCGGGCCATTAGCTCGCGCGGTAGCATCATTGTGGCCTGAGCGCTGCCTTGCGCGCCGCGATATGCTGGCGCAGCCGGTCTTCGTCGGGCGGAAACGCGGCCGCATCCCGCACTCGGACGCGCCATTCGGCGTTGCTATCGAGCGTCAGCAGCGTGGTCATGTCCATTTGGTCCACCTCGGCCAGGAGCTCACGCAGCGGGTCGTCCCAGTCCACCGGGCCTTCGGGCCCCGAAGAGTCGAGCGGCGGTTCATCCGGCTTCGGCATCCAGCGTTCGACGATTTCGTTGTGCAAGCGGAGGAAGCGGTTGCGCTGGAACCCGTGCGGGATCGCGGTGTAGTTCCGCACCACCGAATCGCGCGAGAGCAGTGCGTGCGCCTCCTCGGCGTTGGCGACGCGGCGCGCTTCGTGGGCGAAGGTATCGACCCAGCGGACCCAGGGGTCCGCACCGCGGTCGTTCGCTTGTTGGCGGCGATCCTCCGGTGTAGCCCGAGCGCCTGGCGGCGGGGGTGGTGTGGACTCTGGCAGGGGCGGTGGTGGCGGCGGCCCTCCGACGACGTCCTGGGCCTCGTAGCCGCCGGAGGGTGCGGCCCCTTCGGGAAGCTCGGCGGCGACGCGGACTGCGCCGGGGATGCTGTCCACCTCGGTTTCATCCGGCAGCCCCACCCCGCAGATCGACAACGTCACGCGTCGCTTGGCTTTCGTCACCGCTTTGAGCATCGCGTTGGCTCTGAACTCGCCGGCTAGCTTATCGATGGCCACCGCGCCGATGTCCTCGTCGTGGCGTCCGTCCTTCGTCACTGCGTGCGCGGTAACGACGTAGAGCCCGGAGTCGATCTTGGTGGAGGGCAAGGTGAGGGAGACGCCGTCGCGCCGACGCAGCTGCTCGGTGCAGTCCTTACGCGCATACATGACCAGCTTGCCCGAGCGATCCTTGAGGTAGTCGAACGGCCTGGTGCGCCAGTCCAAGCGCAGTGCTGCGCACACCTGCAGGTAATGGTTGGTTCGCTCCGCAGGCGTCAGCTGCGACAGATCGCCGCCCACCACAATGCGTTCGACGGCGGTTGCCAGATCGTCACGCGCCGGTGCGCGGGTCAGGTTTTTGTCGCTCATGGCTTGTTGTCTTTCAGCGCGCGGATGGCGGCGGCAGCCAGCAACGCTCCGGCCTCATTGTGGACCCGCAGATCGCATTCCCGCGCCGCCTCCTCCAGCGCCTCGGCGCGGATTTGGCGCATCATGCCTTGAACGTCTGGAGCCTGATGACCGAGCCACTCGGACAGTCGCATGGAGATCATCGGCACTTCTTCTTCGTCGCTCATTCGGCCCCCTCTTCCTCGGCTCCACGCTCGCGTTCGCGCCACCGCAGCGTCAGCACCGGTTCGGGATTGCCGAGCACCGCGCCAGGCACCGTCTGGCCCTTGAGCAGCGCTGCCTTGATCATTCGACTATCGGGACTGTGCCGGATGAACGCCTCCGGCAATTCTGTCTCGTCCATCAGCTTCAGCGGCGGCTCACCATAAGAGACGGTGGCCGTGTACAGCGGGCGCTCCAGGCTGCCTTTGCCCATGCCCACCTCGGCAAGCATCCGGCGCATGACCTCGCGCGTTTTCTCGGCTCTGGCTTTGATGCGTCGCAGTCGGAGCGTGCCCTCATCGAGTAGCGCTTTGTCGCCATTCGCGAGCTCGGCCAGGCGATCGAGCACGGCGAAAAAGCGCGTCTCGCCTTCCAGGCTGTCCCACTTCAGCCGCTCGTCTGCCGCGGCGGCGCCGAGCTCATCGAGCAGCTGGTTGGCTTCGGCCAACGCAGCGACGATCCGCCGGGGGTTTATGGCCATCGCCGGAGCCTAGGCGGAAACCAGGGGCGCGTGCAACCCTGGGATGCTATGGGCTTGCCTGGGCGGAACTCGTGGCTTATCTAGGTGTCGTGACCATTGACTTTTGCACGCAACGCCGCGAGCTCCCGCGCGAGCTCTTGGATCGCAGCGACGCACAATGCAGGCACCGCGGTGAGCGACATCGTCTTGACCGGTTCCTCGTCGCTGTCAGGGCGCTGCGCCTCGCGCACGACGTACGGCATGACTTCGGCGACCTCGTCGGCCAGCAGGCCCGCATCGGAGCGGCCTTCGAGGGTGAACCGCACCGGGCGCAATCTCATCAGCTCGGCCAATCCGGCATCGAGGGGCCTGATGTTCTGCTTCAACCGCGAATCGGAAATGACGTAGCCGTAGAACGCACCGTTAGCATGGATATCCCACGCGTTATAAATGCTCGTGTTCGACATGTCTATTGGATTGTATATATGGATGTTTCCGGTACCATCCATGTTATTGAGCCGCACTGCCTGGACATAAAGTGTGCCGCAACCAGCAATGTCGTGGTTCATCATATTGATGCCGCCGCTGGTCATATCGATGCGACCGACACCACCGAGCGCGTGGCCGTTGAGATTTACGTCCCCGCCCATCTGCAAATAGTTGCACTGGACACTACCCGGCGTGACGAGGTTGCCGCCTGCCATCGCGACGCCACCGACGGTGCCGACATTGGCGACGATATTGCCGCAATAAATCGTCGTGGGGACGACAAAATCACCGTTTGGATTGAACTGCCCATAAACCGGGCCGACGTAGTTACCTTGGCCGTCCATGCCGCCGAAGTAGAGCCCGGTCGGAGCGCCGACGAACATGCCGGCCGCGTAATTCGCTGCCGGGTTCCACACCGTCACGGAGGCGTTGTTGTTGACGCCTTCGCTGATGATCCGGCCGCCGCTCGATTGGATAAAACTGCCCAAATTCATACTGCCGCCGACATAATTTGGCGAATTGACGTAGTTCCCGGCGGTCACCACAGATCCGGTAAGATTGTTGGCACTGACAGTGCCGGCTCCGGTGATGTTCTGGCCGTTGAGATTCAGCGGCCCGGTGATCGGTGTGCTGCCGTCCACTGCCAACGACTCGGTAATACCGCCGGCGATGTCCTGCAAAATGAGATTCATATCTTCCGCGGTCGCCAGGCTGCCCGGCACCAGCGGCATGGGCGGGCTGGGCAGGAAGTATTGGCCACCTACGCGCGGCATCTCAGGTCTCCATGATGTTCTTTTGGTTCTGGTTCACTCTTATTATTGGTTTGCTCAAAGTCCTTGGAGAGTCGGCTAGTTCGCCGCCATACGAGGAGCCCGAGCAGCCACCTTCACCATCAAGGAATAAACGGCCGCCCGGTGGCTGCATTTGCGGTGGCTGCCGCCGTGAGCGCGCGGCGCAGCAGGCCCGCGAATGCACCATCGTTCTGCGCTGACTGCTGCAGCACCCGCAGCAAGCCGGCGTCCGTCGCTTTCTTGATGAGCTCTTTCGCTAGTGTTGGATTGGAGAACGCGTCCTGCGCCAGCGCACGGATTGCTTCATCGGCGCGTCCCGAAAGCACGTTCGCCAGCTTCTCGCCCCCGAGGTAGTGGGCAATGATGCCGCCGGTCGCCCCGTGCGTTAGCGCGGCAAGAACTGTCGGCGCTTTATTGAACAAACCGACTGCCATGCGTCCTACCCGATCGTTGGGATTGACCCGGCCGCGGAAGATGGCACCGAGCACGTGCGCCACTGTCGGGCTTTCGCCGCCGGCGATCTGGGCAATATGGAGGGCGTTCTGGACGGTGTGGGAGCCCTTCGCAGTGGCGGTCTGCTGCACCAGTGCCGTCTCGCCCAGCTGGTCGGTGACCTGGCGCAGCGTGGTAAGCTCGTTCGGGTCGAACAATTGCTGCGCAATCTGCTCGTTCTTCTGCCAAAAGCCAGCCCATTTCGCCGGCGAGTAGGTAGCCACTCCGCCGGGCGCTCCGGTCGCTGTTGGACCCGCGAGTCGCTGCCGCTCCGCGCCTTGCAGGAAAGCGTCCTTCAGACTCATACGGATTGCCGCGCGGTAGGTATTGGCGGCGTTCACATCAGCCATGGTGCCGCTGCGGGCGGCCGCGCGCGCTGCCTCGTCCGCGGCGTTCAGCACCTGACGCACCGCACTTGGGCCTTGGCTCATGATCTTGGCGACGATCTTGTCGTCAGGCGTGGTTGGCATGCCATAGCGGTCAGTCTTCATGATCTCGCCCACGACATGTGCGCCAGTAACGTCGCGTCCCATCACCCGCCCGACCTGCGCGCGGTAGGTTTTCGCTGCGGTATACGCGGCGTTTGGGTTCAGCTTTTCGACTGCCTCCCGCAAATCGCCCAACGCGGAGGCGAGCGAGTGATCGCCGGCGGCGGACGCAATGCCCGCCTCATTGCCCAGCTGGCGGTCCATGTTAATCAGGAACTCGGCGTTCACCGGGCGGTGCGATTCATCGAGGATCTGTTGGCGGATCCGCTTCCACACGGCCGGCGCCGGCGCGCCACCTGGGCCGAAGTGCTGGCGCGACAGGCGCGCAAGGTCCGTGATCACCGGCTGAAGGCTTGCCGTTCCTGGCGCGCGGCGAGCCGCGTCGTAGAGCTCGTCCACTCGTCGGGTCATCAGCCGCTCTTGCTCGCGCAGGATGCCGCGAATCGCCTGCCCGCGCTGCGCCGTGGTCAGCGGCGCCAGGCGCGTCTGCATTGCCCGCAGTGCATCGGCAATTGCCTGGTTGCGCTGCGCTTCCACGGCAGCAATTTTCGCCCCTCCCGGCGTGGCGCGCACCGCGAGCTCTGCCCGCATCAGGGCTGGGTCTTGCGCGACCATCGCTGTGGTGCGCTCCGCGGCGGGCAGCCCGACACGCGGTGCGGTGGCTAGCCGCGGCCCGAGCGTGGTCGGAGCCTGGGAGAGCCGCGCGAAAAGCTGGCCGGCGAGCTCGTCTTGCAATGTCTTGCCGCCCGCTCTCGCCAGCGCCACGCCGCCCCTGGCGATCGCCATCGGCAGTGCCGGCGTAAGGCCGCCTACCAAAGCACCGACCGCCTCTCCGACTGGCCCGGCGTGGGCCACCTGGGCCACGCGCTGTCCTGCGCCCATGCCGGCTGACTCTGCGAGGTAGCGTGCAATCAGCGCGCGTGTGCCTGCCACGGCGGGGCCAAATGGCAAAAACGGCAGGTTCGCGCCTGCTGCGCTGGCGATGTTCGCCGCGAGTGCCTCGCCGCCGGTTTGTGGCTGCGCCTGCGGCATAGCCTCGTATTGCCGGTTGATCCACTGCGAGACGCCGAAGGGGGACGGCGGTGCTGGTGCGATGCCGGCGCGTGCCAGTGCGGTTTGTGCGGCCCAGCCGGGCAGGCCCGCGACATCCATTGCCATACCGCCGAGGCCCACCAGGCCGCGCTCGAGGTTATAGCCCGTCACGTCGCCCCAACGCTGCACGGACGGCGGGATTGCGCCGTACAGATTATAGAGGTTCGGCGGCGGCGCGAGCGGTGCTGCAGCTGCCGGACGCGCCGGCGGCTGCACTTGGATCTGGGACGGTGGCGGCGGCATGACCGGCGCCGGAGCGCCGCGCGGGGGCAGCATTTGCGGGGTCACGGGGCGCTCTGGTGGCACCTCTGGCGTGGCCTGGGCACGCGGCACCATAGGCACCATGCCCGCCGTTTCCGGGGCTGCTTGGGGCGCGGCGGGGGCGGCCTCTGCCGGCGCAGCAGGCACGGCCGATGGCGGAGTAATGATCCATTGCGCACCGCCGCCAGGGGGTGCTGCGGTTGGCGGCGCTGCGGCTGGAGCAGACGGGGCTACAGCTGGCGCACCGGTCCCGGGCGGGGCCTGTGGCCGCACGCCGGGCGCGGGAGCGGTGACGGTGCCGCCGTAGTCAGGCGCGCCGCTGCCTCCTGCAGCCGGCGCTGGTGGTGGGGTAATGATCCACGTTGCTGCCATTACTGCGGCACCCAGCGTGTGCCGTCAGAGGTCCATTTGCGGCCGGATTTATCGCCAGCCTCCAGCGTGGCGCCTGCCGGACCAGGCGGCGGCAATGTCTGGTAGTCCGACGTGGTCACTGTGTTGGTCGGCGGTGTTGGTGCGGCAGGCCTAGCCGCCGCGGGCGGTGCCGGCGCCTGGCCGCGCGGCAGGAGCTCTGCGGTGCGTGGGTCGGTGTTCTGCGCGAACCATGTGGAGCGATCGACCATGGTCGGATTGACGACAAAGCCTTGCGCGTCGGTCTGGATGTTGCCCTTGTCGTCGGCGGCAAAGATCGGGTTGGCCTGCAGATAGCGGTTCCACGCCGTCTCGGCGCCGGTCATCCGGCCGTTCGCATCGGCGTAATCGTGGAGGTACTGATTGTGTTCGAGCGCGATATTAGCTTTGCGCTCCATCGCCGACAGAATCCGCATGTTCGCGCCAAGCGAATATTCAACGCCCGGCGTCATCCTCTCAAAGATACTCATGTCTTTGTTCGTGATGCGATTGATGCCCGAGCCGAGCCGCATCTGGCTGATCAAGCCCTGCGAGAGATTGTGGAACTCGGCGTAATCGTCGCTATTCATGAACTCTTGCAAATGCCGCCCAAGCCAGTGAAACGGATCGGAGCCAGCCGATACTCCTTGGTTCAGCAATTGCCGCATGCGCGGGATGGTCACCGTCAGCATAGTCCGCGCGGCGTCGGCATCTGTGTCCGTCTTGTCCGCGGCAGCAAGCGCCCGCGTGCGCTCGGCCTGGAACGCCTCTTGTCCTTTGGCGGCAGTCATCCCGGCGTAGGGATTGCCGGGCGCCACCGGTACACCGTTCGCGCGCGCGGCCACGGGATCCGAGCCCACCACTGGGCTTGCGCCCGGCCCGGCGTAGGACGGTGCTGATGGTCCTTGCGGCGTACCCGCCGCACCGGGCGGGCGGTAGATGGCTTCCGAGATAGGATGTGTCGGGGCGTAGATGATCGCGCCGCCGGCCGTGGGGTCTTCTCGCGGCTGCACGTCCTGCCGACGATTATAAATCGCCGTGTATTGCTGCATCTCCGCTGGGCTTAGTCGCCCGGCCCGCGCTGCCTCGGAGTTGGCGAGCAGGTAGTTATCGTCCTGGCGTTGCAGCGCTTCGGCCGAGAGCGGCGCGCCAACCGTTTCCTCTTTGCCGGTCCAGGTATCTACCATGCGCAGCTGGCCGCCTTCGGTATAGCCCATCGGCTGAAAGCGCCCGAGCTGTGCCGCCGCTGCGGACTGCTGCAGCAGGTAAGGCACCTGGGCGCGAACTGCAGCGTAAGGACTGCGGGCGGCGTCCGCGGCAGCCTGGCGGTAGCGCTGCGCCATATCGATCCCGTATTGGCGCGCTGCATCCTGCGGCGACGTCGGGGCTATAGCCGGGGCCGGTGCACCCGTCGTTGGCTGCGCCGCGGTGGCATACATGCTGATGCCGTCGCCTGCGGGCGCTGCCGCTGCTCGAGGAGCTCCCCCGCCGCTGATTGCTGCCTGCGCACCCGTCTGCCAGATGTTCGGATCGTAGCCGCCGAATACCCGCGGGCCTTTCTCGATCTTGGCCATCGATTGGACCACGCGGCCCATCATGGCGGGATCGTTAAGCGGGATGGGCGCGTTCGGATCGAGCCCCGTGTCGCGGGAGACTGCCGCGACGTAGCCCTCTGGGGAGATGTAGCCGGGAGGTGGCTGCGTCCCGAGATCATAGCCCTGCCACTTCGGGATTGCCTGGTTCAGCGTGAGGTTCCCGGAGGGATCGGCCCAGGACCGGAGTTTAGCGACGGTCGCCTGTACGCCGGCCTCGGGCGAAGCAAAGCTGGCATAACCGGTGCCGCTGGTGCCTCCGGCGCCGCCAGGCACGGTGATGTTGGCGACGTTGTTCGGCGTAGGGCGCCCGCCTGGCCCTCCTGCCCCAGCGCCTTGCTGCGGCTGGATCGGCGCGGCCTGCGGCACGCCCATGTAGGGCGGCGCCAAGATCGGCAAGTGCTCGATGGTTTGCGCTTGGGCCTCGCGTCCGCCGGCGGCGTATTTCTCGAGCTCTTGGGCGCCAACACCCATTTCGTAACCACCCAAGGCGCCCTGTACGCCGCGCGCGAGCGCCTGCCATGGCGAGATCACGGCCGAGGTCTGCATGCCCGCATTCATGAGTTGTTGGGCATACAGTTGCCGGTTCATTGCCGACTGGACCGCGGGGTCCATCAGCAGTGGATTGCCCATGAAGCCTAGGTTGCCAATGCTGCCGGACACGGCTCACCTCACCATAAAGCGGTGTTACCGGCAGGTGCCGAGGCGACGTAGGGATTTGTCTGGCCGAGCATGCCGCCCCACCAGCCCCTGACGTTCGGGTTCAGCACCTCTTGGCCGATCCCTGGCGCACCGATCGCCTGCGGCGGAAGGTTGGTTGCGCCGGGATAACCGGGCTGCCCGCCGCCGCCGAGATAGCGGCCGGCGAGTGCCGCCCCGAGCATGGGCGAGATCGCTTGGTTGACGGCGCCCATGGGCGACGAAGTCGGCCCCACGGACGAGCGGCCCATGCCGAGCAGCGTTTGCGCCATCATCATCCGCCGCCATTGATCCATCTGATCGGGCGTCATGTTGGCGCCCCAGCCTAGTCCAGCTATTCCATCAGGCACCGGGAGGCCTCCTCTGGTTGACGAGCGGCAGCTGGAAGCACTCCGGCACTTCCGCCTCGTGTTCAGCGTCCCAGTCCTTGGGCACCACGCCCCACGCAAGTGTCAGGTAAGTGTCGCGCGAGAGTGGCAGTCCTTTGCGGATCATGCGCTCCAGGATAGGATCTTCGTCTGCGAACTTCTGCGCTTCGGAGAGCGGAACGACCCGCTCGCCCGGGTTAGGATGGTCACTCATTCGGTTGGCGCCTCCGGCGCGATTTTGGGTTGGGGGAGCCATGGCGGCGCATCGATCCCGCCGGCGTGGTTCAGCACGCTCTGGCGCACCTGATCGGCATCCGGCGTGCGACCGTGTTTATAGGCGTCCCATAGGTACCAGTTCTGATTCCAGAAACTAGTATCACGTTTTAGTTCAGGAGAGAATAATCCTCTCACTCCCTCCCATGTTATGCTCTGTAGCTGTCTAGGCAACAGCTTCAGGTCTTCGGCGGCGCGCCTGTAGGCGTCGGCGTAATAGCCATAATTGCCCTTCGTGCCGGTAAATGCGCTCTTCGAACCCTTCAGCCCAAGCCCGAGCTCGACGGGGACATCGTTGCCGGAAAGCGGGCGGAGGTGGGCGGCGGCGATCGCGTGGGTATCGATCGTCACGTCGTCGCCATGCATCGGCGCAATGATATTGTTATAGAACGACCGCACCTTGTGATTACCACCGAGGCTGCGGCTGATCGCCTCCAGGCTGCCGTCGCCTTCCAGCACCCGCATGGCTTTCTCAATTTCCTTGAAAGAGCCCCACGCCACCTTCTGCGGGACGCCTTTGTCGGTGAGCGCCGTCTCACCAAAGTCCCCTTCGGGCGTGACTAGCGGATAATCGCGCGGGTTGTGCGCCTCGTCGTATGCACGCAGCCACAGCGCGCGCGTCTCTGGGTCGTTGATTTCGTTGAACCGCCGGTTGCGAATGGCGTTGACGCCCATGGCGAGCTCGTCCGCCGCGGCTTGCTTCTTGGGGTTATCGGCCTCCGCCCGCACCTGATCCAAATAGCCCTTCGCCCAGTCGTTCATCTCAGGCGTAGTTGCGGCGTTCCTCTGGTCCCGCAGGATCCCGAGCATGCGCCCGGCCAGGTTGGCGTTCTGGTTCCACTCTTTCTGTGGCGACATATTCGCGATCGCCGCGGCGACCTGGCGCGGCTGATAGCCGTATTCCTCGGCCCAACGGTGGGCGACTGCGTTCGCCCCGTCATACCACTGTGCCATACGATCGACTGCCGCCTGGCCGAATTTATCGACCATCTGCTGATGCAGCCATTTGAGGTTCTCGATCATATGCGACTGCGCGGTATCCACGATCCGATCCGACGAACGTATTCCCTTCACCGGGAGGTCCGGGAAGTCGTCCGAACGCATCGCCGCGGCGTTGTTCGCGTGCGCCTCTTCAGCCGCCCGTGAGCTCGCCGTGTCGATCGAGTAGTCCGCGGTTTTGTGCGGATCGCCGGAGGGATATTCGGCCCGCTGGGCGGTCGGGATCCGGGTCGAGATCCGGTCCTCGGCGCCGGCGGTAATTCCAGCGGTACGCAGGCCCGGGAGGGCCCTGAACTCGGGCGCCGTGCTGCCGGCGACCAGGGCGCCGGCGTATTGCCGGCCGGCCTGTAGCAGCCCCTGAGACGTCGGCAGGCCGGTCGCAGGATCATAAAGACCTTGTTGTGCTGCCTGCGCGCGCTGCGTTGCGAGCCAATCGGAAAGCGGGGTCTGCTGTGGCGCGCCGACAGCTTGGAGCAATGCGCCCGAATACATCTGCCCGCGCTGTTGCGGGGTCACTAGGCCGCGTTGGACCCAATCGCTCATGAACCGCCGCGCATGCCGTGGTGGTGCGCGTGCAGCAGAACGCGTGCGTAGTTCACCCCTTTGATGCCCGTTGTCGGATGAGTAAAGACCGCCTCGGGTGCGACCTTCTCCACATCCTGGGCGACGAAGCCCATGCGCCTGACCGGATCGCCTTTGAAACGGAAGGTTTTGATGGGGAGCTCGCCCTGCGGCAGCATCAGTTTTCCAACCTCCTTCTCATCGGTCTTGATGTTCCGATCGGAGGGAGGCGCCAGCATGTAGCCGAGGATGCCGGCGCTACCGAGCGAGCCAGCTAGGCCGCCGAGGCCACCGAGCATGCCGGAATATTGTTGCATCTGGGCATTATATTGATTCCACAACGCATTCTGTTGCATCTGGTAGGCATCGAGCACCGAGGTTGGCTGCACCGAGGTCTGCGGCACATTGGTGAACGATGGACCTTGCACCTGGCTGCCAGAGAGCAGCGCGGAAGCCTCGTTCAATGGCTGATCGCGCAGCGCGATCTGTTGCTGAATCGCCTGGCCCACCCCGGTCTGCGCGTTCGCCAGGATCTGCGCATAGGTCTGCGATTGCAGCTGGGTGAAGCTTCGCATTGCATTGTTCCAGGCGTCGGACCCCTGCGCGACACCTTGATTTTGCAATTGCGATTGCAGTGCCTGTTGTTGCTGTTGGAGCTGGGGGTTGATCAGTCCCAACTGCGATTGGATGTATTGGTCGCGAACAGAGGAGTAGTCGGTATTGATCGGCGTCCGCAGGGACTGCGCCGCGGTGCCAAACATGTTCAGCGCGGTATTGCCGTAAAGCTGTTGGGCATTTGTCGAAAGGTTATAAAGCGCCTGCTCTTGCGGGCTTAATGTCTGAACCGCCTGCCATTGGTTTGGATTGTTCGGATCCGGCTGCGAATAAACCAACGAGCCATACGGTGTGTATTGATTGACCCGATTTAAGGCCGCCTGCGTCTGCGCGGTCTGAACGTTGCTTGCGGTCTGCGCCTGCGCGGTTGCGACGGGATCTGGCGCCGCCGGCGCCGAGGGAGCGCGTTTGCCCATTTAGGCTGCCTCTGCTTTCTGCGCGAGATCGACGAACCACTTGCTGCGCTCATATTCGGTCTTGAGCATACTCACGATGACCGCGTGGTGGCGCTTGCCGAAGTGATGACGGAGCAGTCCGTCCTGGCGCAGCCCTATGCCTAGGTTCATCCTAAGCGCGCGCTTGTTCTCGTGCGGGATCGCACCCCAGATTTTGAACACGCCCAGCTGTTGAAACGGGTAGTGCAGGATTCCTTGGATCACGCCGCGCGTTAGCCATTTCGGCGTGGTTGCGGCCATAGAAACTTGGATGGTGGACAATGTCGGCTGGTAATCGTGAAACACCACCACGGCATACAGCTGATCGTCGCTGCCGTAGCCGGAGGCTACCCCGATCGCTTGGCAGGGGCCGAATGCACCATCGCCGACGTACGCGATGCGTTTGGCGCACCAGCCCGCCAGCACTTCAGAATGGTCGAACAGCAGGACTGGCATTAGCGTCGCCGCACCAAAGCGAGGCCGGCAAGTGCCGTGCCGAGAATTGCGATCGATGCCGGCTCCGGAATCGCGGGCGAGGGCACCGAGGTTGCGCTGAACGTCACCTGCGCGGTGGCTGATCCATTGCCTTGGGTGGTGAGCTCCCACTCCCCTTCGGTGGCATCGAAGCCCGAAAGCGTGAGCGTCCCTGTCCCCTGCACCGTCAACGACGGCAATGCAGCCGAGCCGTCCGGAATAAAAATCTGAGGAGGACGCAGGACCAGCGTCGAATTTTCGCCCGCGTCGCCGACATTGTAGAGCAATCCCGAGGAATTGGGCGTGAGTGTGTCGATCATCGTGACACAGCCGTTGCACAACGGTAGCACCCCGAAGTCCCCAGACGTGCCCCCGACGTCTGCGGCGCCGACAAAGCTAATAGATGAATCGGTAAATGTGTCACTGCCCTTGATCGAGAGCTCCGAGCCTGGCGCGATCGGCGTGGCAGCGGCCGCGATCGGCATCAAGGCGGCGAAGAGGAACGTTGCGGCTCGCATGTTGATCCCCTATGATGGCGCTTCACACACACTTCCACGTCGTTGACGGCCACTTTCAGGGCGGTTGGTATGGGCCAAGCCGCCCTTTCTCTTAGACAAAGCCAATGGCCGCCTCATACGTCAGATCTAACGCCATCAGCTGCAGCTGCGCGGACATGGCGACGCCGGTCATGCGTATCGCGAACGCTGTGCCGATGCCTTGTACCGAATACCAATAATGTTGCGGCGTGCCCGAGGAAGCCCAGTTTGCCTGATCCCAATTGAATTGGTCCCAAGCGGTTTCGTAGCTATCGACGGCGACCGGCGAGAAGATATCGGTCAAGGTATAATCCGTGTTCACATCCATCGCCGGGTGCCACTGACCCGACGCGATGATAAATGGACGCACCATAGTTGCGCGTTTCTGTTGCATGATGTTCGCGAAAACTTGAAAGCTGGTGCAGAGATCGAAGGCAATCGGCCTGCCGTCATCGTTGCCGCCGACATCGGCCTGCACTACCAGCCCGTTATTCGTGCCGAAGAACAACCGGCCAAAGGCCAGCGTCCAGCAAATGGCCTGCAGGCCGATAAATCGGCACCATGAGCCGGTGATGGTGTTGACCACATATTGTTGGTAAGTGCCATCCGTCTGCGGCACGTTGACCCACAGTGCGTTTTTGGTTGGGTAGAGAATGGCGCACCAGCCCTCAAAGTCCCTGCCAACACGCACGGCCGCGGTCACCGCGTTGCCGATCTTGCGCGAGATTGCCGAGGTCAGCGCTTTAGATTCGCCCATGGCGAGATAGTTCGCCAGCCCCTGGAATCCGTCCTCATTGACCAGCATCATATCGGGGCCGAGCCGACATAACTGCCGATGGCCGGAGACCGGTCGGCCGGTTTCAACAGTCCCACCATGAACCAGTTGGAGGGGTCGTCCGGATCTACGCCGCGATATACAATTATCTCTCCATGTGTAGTGCCGATCACCAGCAAATCATTCATGCCCAGCGTCGAATCGTCTCTGGTCCATGTACCTAAGAACGCAATCTGGCCGCCGAGCACGAAATAGCTGCCCAGATCGATGCCATGCACTTCGCCCTGCAGCACGTTGACCGGCAGATAATAAAGGTAGAGGTCGGTGGTTCCGGCGAAGAACAGCCGCGACTGAAATGCCGTGATCATTGACCAGGCAGGTATATGCGAGAGCAGCGGGCCTTGCGTATTGACGCCGGCCGTGATGGTGCCGGAGCCGTTCCAATAGAATTGCTGAGCGTTGCCATTGACCGCGACCCAGAATTGCCCGGCCGGGGTGGAGAAATTCACATATTCCCAGCGATCGCCGGCGCCAGTGCCGATGGGGACGGCAGCCAGGGGATTGGTTTGGTCGTAGAGTGTGCCGTTGCTTGCCGCGAGCAAACGATCGCCCAAGGTAGAGTGCGCGAACGTCATGAGGCTTCGCACCGGATTGCCCCCGAGGCCGCCCCAGGTTTGGGAGCCTCTGCGCAGGCGCAAATAAGAGGTTTCCGGAAACAGGTTGTCGAGCCTGACCGCGTCGGTCGCCGGCATTGCCGCGATTGCATCGAGCGCATTCCAGCCGCCCACCGGGGCTGCAAAATGTGCTGGTTGTGCGATGACTGCCATTAGCGATTGCCAAACGAGCCCGGGAAATCCGCGTCTTGCACGTTGCTCGGGCTGATAAAAATCGGGAACCTTGTCCTGTCCATATCGAGTGTTGGACTTGGGCCATCGACCGCGATCGCATTTTGCACGGCAAGCCGCCACTGTCGTTCTAAGCCGGCGGTATCAAAACCTTTGATCTGGAAAAAAAGATATTTCAGCCCCATGGTCATCAGGTCATCTTCAAATACGCAGGTGTCTTGATCAGCCGTAAATCTTGGTTTTGCCGCGCCACCGGCGTCTCTGACCCAATAACTGCTGATGTATTCATGGATGAGTTGCGAGCCGAAGTCGGACGGGATCGGTGCCGGCCAGATACGCAGCGCGTTGTTAATTTCGCGATACATGCGCCTTGGCCCCGTGGCAACGATACCGCTGCGCACCCACTGGTCGGACTGCGGCGACTGTGGGCCGCGGAGCTCCCACCGCATGCTTCGATCCCAGTAGGTTCGGTTGATCGGTCTTTCGTAGTCCGCCGGCAGCGGCAGTGTATCGGTGCGGAACATCAGATCCGACCGCCCGGTGAATGTTGCCGGCTGATCGATCGTCACGATCCCCGCCACGCGATCGACGGTAATCAGCCGGACCGAGGTCATGATGCCATAGCCGGAGACGATCATGGTGGAGGGCTGCAGCTGGGTGGCGATCGCACTCGGCACGCCTGAGATCGTGTTTGACCCGACGAAAAGCTGTGCGTTCGGAAACTGGATCGGCTCCGGCACGGTGAGATGATTTTCGCGTGTCAGGAACGTCCAGTCGTTCAGTCTGAGAAGCAGTCGCCCGACCCGGTTTACCAGGCCGCCGAATTGGCGCCCCGTGTTGTCGGACGCGCGCACGATCATATTCGGCACTGGCAGGCCGAGCTCGATCGCGGCGTCCTGGCAAAGCTGGATTAGGGCAGAGCCCATCAGGGCACCAATTGCGGACGCTCTGGCGGCGGCGGCGTCGGTGCCGAGCTCTCAGCGCGTGGCCGGGGCGGCGGCCATTCCATCGGCCTCTCACGGTCCTGCATGACGCGCTCAAGCGCATCGATCCGCTTCATCAGGCCTTCTTCGCGTTGCTCAAGGTAGGCGACACGGTCTTTTTGGTCGTTGAGCTCGTGCTCCAGGCGCGTGACCTCGCGGACCGCGACCGATTCGTCCAATGCCGCCTGGGCGCGGGAGACGTATTTACGACCGTCCATGCCCAGGCGTTCGATGCCCTGCTCGGTGAGGTTCGCCAGCTGCTCCACGGTTTGGATGCGCAGATCGAGCAGCAAGTCTGTGATATGCGGCTGGTTCGGAAAGAGGAACGTGACCGGCGTTCCTTCGGGCGTTTGTTCGACGCCGCGTTGGAACGCCTCCCAGATTTGCGGCCAGCGTTGTTTGTCCGAATCCATCACCGGGCGTTCGACGGCGTCGCGTTCGCCAGGCTGCATGATCTTCACATAGTCGATCGGCTCATGGATCGGGCGGCCCTCGAGCTCGGACTTGTAGCTGTTCTTGCGCGAGCGGCGGGTGAATTGAACGAACATGCGTTCGTCGCCTCCGACGCGCCGCAGCACGCCGGAGTTGTCGGGAGCCATGGGGGCCCAGTAGTCGCTCATATCAAACGCCTATGTTTGCCCAGAAGAGTGCGTTGGCCGGTATCGCGATATTCGGTGCGGTGCCCGAGATGCCCGTCCCCGTTCCCACCACGAAATTCGGCGGCCCTGTGGTCACGCTGGCATTGGCAGCGAGCGCTGCCGCGCTCCGCACTAAGATATAGCGGGACGCATTATTCGCGCGCATGACCATCCCCGGCGACATGCCCAACTGCATTGCGTCGGTGGGAAAATTAGGCCCGGTGGTGCCCACCGAGCCGGCGCCTGTGGTGCTCCACCACATGTTCAGCCCGACGCCGAGTGACGGCGTAATGCTGTACGGGGTTACTGATCCGCTCATGTCGTGTCCTTTCTTACGCCGTGAGTACGCCTTGCAGGCGGCGGTTGCTGATTGTGAGATTTCCTGCCCAGCCGATTAGTTTCACCATCGCATCCTGGTTGACGCTGAAACGATCCGGCTCGAGTGGGACCATGTCTCTGTCGCTGTGCGGGCGATAGAATATGTAATCCGAATTTAGAAAGTACATGGTATTCGTCGGCGCACCGTTCGGTGGAATGATATCGCCGGTAAACCCTTGGAACCCGCCGTCGAGCACCACGTCGCACGCGCGTCCTGCGCCGTAGTATTTAAGGCGCGAGAAGCCCGCCGCGCCGCGTTCCGGCGGTTGGTCGATGATGCGCTGGATCGCCTGGAGGCTTTCGAGATAGAGCCGATAATAGTTAGTGTCGGCGACGATCAAGTCAGTTGCATCACGGCCGCGGACCAGCTGCAGCGCGACCCGGTTCATGTAGCTCTGGATATTCGCCGATGTCGCCGCGGCGCCGCCGTCCGTAGTGGCCGAGTAGGCGATGTTGCGCCAGAACGTCCACTGTGACGCGTCGATCCCGCCGACGATGCCGGTGGTGGGCGAGACGCTGATCAACGCTTGGAGGCCGCCGATCTGTCCGGCCTGCGTGCCGTCCGAATAGATATCGTAGCTGATCCCATTCGCGAACGTGTTCTCTGCGTTCTCGATTCGTGACTCTAGCAGATCGATCATCCGCTCTCGACCTGCGTTCTGGAGCATCTCCAGGCCCGAGATACTGACCGCCACTGCGGCTTGGCGGATCGCGAACTCGGCCGCCGTGAACACGTCGGAGGGCTGTATATTCAAGAGTTCATACCCGCTATAGCGCCGGTATGTTTGGTTCATGCCGTAGGCAATCTCTTGGACGATCGAGCGTCCTCCGGCCCACGTCTTGATCCGCCCTCCTTCGCGGAGAGCGTTCAGCAACGCATTATTTCTCGTGACGTTATCGGCGAGTTGCCGAGAGCGATTCGCCAGAGTTGTGGTCGCGATTTCCGACCAGTTCGGGGATACCACAGCGGGGCTCCATGATGCGAGTTATCATCTGGTCGCCACCTGTTCGATTGCACTCACCACAGCATCCCGCACGGTACCGTTCTTCGCTTTAGCCGGCGGGCCGCCCCCGTAGGGAGAGCCGGAGACAGAGACAGCCGCGCGCCTGGCGCGATCGGCCGCCTCTCGCTCTGTTCTGGCGCGGCTTGCAGCCTCGGTGCGTCGCTGGCTGTCCTGCATTGACTGCCAGACACGTTCGTTGAGCCGCGAGGCCTGGCGGTAGGCGTCCTCGAGATTCATCGCCATATTCGAGAACATTAGCTGCGACATGGTCGGAGCTAGCTCTTCGAAATAGGGATGTGCCCTCTGGTCCGCTCGGAAGGCCTCCACCTCGGTTTGGATGCGTGCCAGTTCCTGTTGCTCGGCGGATTTCTTCCATTGATCCATGGCGTGCTCGTGTCGGCCGAGCCGCTCTTGGAGCTCGCGCAGCGCGGGATCCTGGGGTTGCTGTGACTGATTGAACGCAGTGGCGTATGTGCGCAGGTCCACGCCATAGGTCCGCGCGACGTAGGCGATGCCCTCGATCGGGTCGCGCTCCAAGAGATCCTGCACAGCCAAAAGCTGGTGGAGGGCTTGGGCCGGGTGGATCCCGCGTAACGCGAACTTCTGCGAGTAGGGGGCGAGCGCCTGGGCAAGGGGCTCCAATGTTTGGACCTGCTCTGCCCGCTGCTGAAAGTTACGATGGAAGTCGCGCTCCCTCTTGTCCACCTCGAGTTGGATATCGTGGGGGAGGCGATGCCATTCTTCTTTCGCGGCAGCCGACCATGCGTTCGGCGGCAAGAGGGCCGGTCCTTGGGCCGGTTCTGCTGCTTGTTGCTCGGGCTGGTCGGAAGATACTGGTGTGGCAGGCTCCGGAGCCGGCTCTTGGCGCTCCACGGGGCCTTCTTGGGAGGCTGCCATGAACCTCCCGAATTGATCGCGCGGGAGGTCCACCCGGCGTTCTGGGGACTCTGGTGATGGCGTGGACTCTACTGGCGCCGAGTCGGGCTCGGTTTGATCCCGATTCACTCCCGATTCGCCCCGATTCTCTGGAATGTCGTTATTTTGTCGGGAAATGTCGGGATTTTGTCGCTGTGACGACATTTCCCGTGGAATGGGCCTTGGCGGCGGCGGCGGAGCGGTCTTTTCGACCGCCGAGAAGGCCGCTTCGAGCGTCTCGCGCACACTGACAGGGGCGTCAGCCATATTTACGCGTCATGCCTCCCCACGATTGTGACGCCGGAGCGGTCCTGCCCCGTTCTAGCTCCGAAATTGCGGTGTTTATGTCCTCCCGCAGGGCTTTTCGGTCAATATTTGGCCTTGGATTGGTCCTTGGGGCGTCATTTCCGAGCTCAACGCACCCTGCAGCCCTGGTTCGAGCTCGAAAAGCGCTCTTTGAGTCGAGCATTTCCCCCGTTACCGGGTGCTGGAGGGGGTCCATGTGGTCGGAATGGATCGCCGGGAAAACGCTGGGGGGACAACTAGGGGGTTTTCCCCCCACCGGATGCCAAGCGGAATGATGCCAGACGTATCTCATGCGACCGCCTTGGGCTTGGCAGCCTCTGCCTCTTCCCTCCTTCTCTTCTCGGCTGCCTCGGCAGATTCAATGGCGTAAACCAACATCCGGTGTAGTTCACGCATATCGTCGAGATAAATCGCTAAATGCTCGTCTGTATCCCAGGCAAGCCAGCCATAGAGTATCCAGATCAGCTTGTCTGGGCAGTCGTCCCACGGATTGATCACAAGCGGACAGCCTGGATCGTCGATTTTCTCGGTCATGCCCGGCCTGCCGGCCGTGCCGCCGCCTGACGCACCTTTTCGGCCTCCAGCAAATAATCGCGGTGATCGGCCTGGCGGTCGTGGAAGATCTGCACGGAGCGGGCGGCGTTTTCGTCCTCGGCGCGCTGCTTGGCGATGGCGAGCTTAGCCGCCTCTAGTTGCATTTTGCCGGCGGTTTCTTGCCCCTCGCGCATGTTGTCGATCGAGCGATTCGCGATCTGGCTCTGGATGTTTTGCACCTGCGCCTGGGCGACCATCATCTTCGGATCCGGTGCCGCGGGCTGCGGGGTGGCCGCCAAATTCTTCGCCGCCGTCTCCATCATCTTCACCGCGTTTTCGAACGCGCCCTCCAGCTCGGCGCCTTGCGGGAAGCTGCGGATGCCGAAGAGCAGCATCTGCCCGAGCAGGGGCCCCAGCTGCGGCGCTTGCTGCACCGCGGGCATCGCCTGCTGCAGGAATTGCCCGGCCATAGTTAAAAACTGGATCCGCGCTTGCTGTTCTTGCTGATGATTGGCGAGGATCGTGCTGTCCGTTTGAATATCAATCCTGAGCGGCCGAAGCTTGTCATCCTTTAACAGTGCGATTGCTTGCGGTGCGAGCTCGGCGTCTGCGCCTTCGGCGAAATTGGCGATATCCGAGATCAGCATCATCACGCGCGGGGAGAAGTGCTCAACGACAACCTCTGAGGTGAGGCGGATCAGATCGCGCGCGAACCGCGCCACCTCGTTCTGCCGGCTGCGCAGTCGCATCGTTCCGAATCCGGCCTTAATTTGCTGCGCGGTGGCCGTTTCCGACGCGGCGGTCGTTCCGCGAATGATATCACTAATCCCGGTAACCTCATAAAGGTCCTGCTTTGCTTGCGCTCTAATCTCGACGAGCTTTTGGAGGACCTCGGCGAGCATGCCGATGTCCAGGAGGTCCATGCATCCTTTGAGGCCGCCGCCTTCCGCGAAAGATTGCCATTGATTTACCGGAATGAGTTGGTTCTCGACGCCCTCGGCGAACATCCTTTGAATATCGGACTGTGCTGCGTCGTAGACGCCGGCGACCTTGATCGCCTTGCCGACGCCCTCAATTCGCGCCGTCAGTGTATCGATTTGTATGGCTTGATCTCGATACATTTGAAAATCGGGCACTGGGATTAACGTGTCCGTCGTCAACGTCGCAAACAGCGGCCGCGGTGTGGGGAAGAAGTCGGTCAGCCGAAGCGGATCCTCGCGCTCATCCAACAGCCGATCGAAATACCCGTTCGCCAGCCAGTAGACCTTGCGCGTTGGCTTGTCCCAGATCTCGTAGACTTGGCATCGCCGGAAGATCCTGTTCTCCGGCTGCATTGCTTCGGTCTCGCCGATCTCTTTCGGCAGCCAATCGAGCGGCACCTCGTTGGCCAGGCGCCGGCCGAATCGCTTTGCCACCTCGTCCTTGGTCATATAGACGCGGCGGGCGACCCAGCGTACTTCGGCCCAGGTCCGAGCCGGGCTGCAGAACCAATCCTCCCAGTGCACGTGGTCCAGGCGCACTTCCTCAAAAGCGAGGAACTCGCCCGCGTCTTCGCCGTCGTCCGCGACTTGGACGCCGCCGTCTGTCGGGCGCCCGGACGGGCTGATTTGTTCGTCGTGGCCGATATGACCGATCGGGATCCCGCCAGGCGGGATGGGCGGAATGGCCGCCATCAGCGGCGGCGCAAAGCCGCCGAGATCGGGCGGCCCACCGGTGGGAAGGCCTGGCGGCGGCATTGGCGGGGGTGGGGGAGCTCCGGGTGCCATCGGTGTTCCCGGGGCTGCCCCTACAGACGGACCCGCGCCCAGCGGGACCGCCGTCCCCATCGGAGGCGGCGGGGTTGGGCCCGCGCCTCCAATCGGTGGGGGCGCCCCTGCAGGCCCGGGAGGGGGTACAGGGGCGCCGATCGGCCCGGGCGGCGGCGGTGCGGATGCTCCAATGCCACCACTGCCAAGGCCGAAGGGAGATGGTCCAAGCCCTGCGCCCGAGGGCGCTGCGATGCCGATATCCATCGGCATTGCCGAGGGCGCCGCGGCGACGGTGGCCGGCAGCCGATCGAAATGGGGCTCGTATCTGACCCAAGCGGTTCCGCGGCCGGCGAGCAAATGGTCCAGCACGCAGTTGCGCATGAGGCAGTCGAAGTCGCTGGCTTCTAATTGATATTGTGCGCAGCGTTGGAGGATGACGGTTGCGACGCGGCCGATATCGTCTGGATCGCCCCAGCGTCTTTCAACAACGACCTGGGGCGTGGACGCATAGAGGCTCGGGGCGAGCGTCTGCACGTTGCTCCAGAAAATATTGAACCTCATCCCGAACGTGTAGTCCTGCCCGATACCCTTTCGGCCGGGGCCTTCGTCTTTGTAGCGCTCCAAGATCCGGCGGCACGTATTGAGCCACTCGTGGCTTTCCTTGTGGGCTTTTTCGATTTCGGTCGCCCACCGGCGCGCCTTGCCTTCCGCGTCGGTGCCGAAGTCGCGCGGGCTATCGGCGGCCGGATAGGTGGTGATGCGGCCGCTCACACCGACACCTTATATATATGTACCATCAGACCTCGCGCTTGGCCGGCTTGGACAGCGAGACTGCCCTCGCGTGCAGGGTCTCGGCGCGGCGATCGCGCGGCACTGACGGCGAAAGTGCGGCAATGCGCACGCGGCCTGCGTTGACCTTATCGGCGCCCACCAGGCGCTGGCAGTTGGTGGTGTAGATCCAGCGTCCCGACTGATCCGGTGCGGTTGGTTTGGCCATTTAGCGCCCCCGTGGCGGAGATTTCGGCACCCGCGCGGTTTTGCCTGAGCCGTGCCAGCGGACCGTTTTCATCGGCGGCGTGCGATAAGACTCGGTCTTGGCTCCGCTGTAATAGGAGCTCGGGGTGTATTTGCCCGAGGTCTGTGCCGTCGAACGGCTACTGATCGCGGGCTGTCCGCGGTTGTGGCCGCCGGTGGTTTTATGCGCCACGCTTGCCCCCTTTCTGCGCCTTGCGCGCCTGGCTGAGTGCGATTGCGACCGCCTGGCGTTGGCTGGTCACCTTCGGCCCGCGTTTGGATCCGCTATGGAGCTCGCCCTTGCCCCACTCGTGCATGGTGCGCTCGATTTTTGCCTCGCCTTTTTTCGAGCGCCACGGCTTGGTGGCCATTATTTGCCCCGGCGCAGGTTCGCCATTCTGCCGCCGCGCCCCGTTTCCTTAGACGCCTTCGACGGTGCGGACGGGGATCGGGCGCCGGGCCCGGTAGTCGCGGACGGTGGTCCCGGGCGGCCTGGTGGCTTCGGTGGTCTGCCTCCACGCTTTGCCATGTCACGCTTCTCCTCTCTCTGGCGGGGGCGCCAGATGCGACATCAGATTGACGAGCTCGAACAACCCTTCCTCGATGCGGATCAGTCGCTCGGTAGTTTCCTCGCGCCAGGCGAGCTGATCGGCCGCATCGACCCGTGGCTTGGGATCATCGACCGCCATCAGCGCTTACCGCCGACATCGATGCCCGGGTATTTACGCCGTACCTTACTCTTTATTGTCTTGAGCTCCGCGGGGCTGGCGTGCTGTGCGCCTCTGGCGAGCGCATTTCTGGCTCTCGCCTTGGTATCGATCGGGTAGCTGCCAGGTCCTTTGCCGCCTTTGCCTTCGCCTTTCCCCGGCAGGGCGAAATCCTTACTCGGCAGCGCCCGGCGCTGGCGTGCGGTAATCGCCATCCCTTCCTCCCACCATAGGAATTACGCTGTCCGGTTGTGACCGCTTCTGTCCGCTTGTGACCGCTTGTTGCAGCCCGTTTTGCAGCGCCAGAAGCAGCGGCAAGGAAAAGTCGAGCGTAATCCCCGGACCGCTCGCGGTTCGGATAATGCCGATGATGCCCTGCCAGTGGCTGCCGGAGAGCGTGAGCGTATAGCTCGCTTGCGGATCGATCTGGAGTTGTTGCTGGGTGCCGCTCATGGCGCACCTACCGGTGCCGCCCGCAACGGGATCGCGCGCAATGACGCCAACAACCCTTCGGAGAGCGTGCGCACCTTCCTGATCGCCGCCTCGGTCTCGGGATCGGAGTGTGAGGCAGCCGAATAGACCGCAGCCTGACTGATCAGGCGCAAGGTCAAGGTCTCAAATTCCGTTACGTCGTCAGCCATGCCTTCCCCCCTCCAGCGCCTCGATGCGGCGCGTCAGTTGTTGCACCGCCGCCACTAAGGGCGCCATGAGCGCCTGCGATGAATAGCCCTGCGGATTGCCGTTCGGATCATCGGAAATCGCCTCGGGGCAGTCCTCGATCAGGTCGTCTATGAGAAAGCCCATACGAGCGACCCCGCCGTGGCTGTCGTGCTTGTAGGCGTAGGGATGCAGCTTCATCACACGCCCTACCGGGTCTTCGATGGTGCCGATTTCGCTTTTCTCCCGGCGCCAGGACGAGGCATCGATATACGGCCCCCAGCCGGCGACCGGGCCCATCATGGAAAAAAACAACCTATCTGAGGCGCGCCACATCCAGCCATCGCCGCCCAAGGCCGTCCGATAGACGATATCGCCATTGGTTTGGTTGAAGACGAAGCCCCAGCCGCTGATCCAGGTCAGTACATAAGCCCCGAGGCTGGTGCCGCTGCCGCCCACCTGCATGCCGTCATAAGAGTTTACGTAGTTGCAGTTGAGCGTGCCGGCCTGATTCACCGTGAGGACGTCGCCGTTGGCGCCCGCGCGAAACCGCACAGTGCCATCTGAGCCCCAGATCAGTGACCACTCGGCGCCGCCGGCCGGGTTACCGTTCCACACCAGCTTGCGGTTATCGGTGCTATCGCGGGCCAGATAGAACCGATTTGTGGCAGTGGTCGTGCCGTAGGCTGCGAACAGCCCCGCAGCAGCCGAGACATTGGCGCTGGCCGTGAAATTGCCGGCCGGATCGAAGTCAAAGTCGCCGGTTGGCGTGGCGAAGTTGGCGCCAGCTGCGGCCGTGGGCGAGACATAGAGCCGCACCCCGGTGAAGCTGGGCGCAGTCGCGTCTGCCGAATTGACCGTGAAATAGGCCGCCTGACCGGCCCCGATATGCGAAAACCCTGATGGCGCAGCACTTGGTTGCGCGTTCAGCGAAAACCGCAGCCGGCTGGCCAGATTGCCGGTCACGGTCGCATTGCCGGTGACGCTCAGGGTCGGTGCGGTCACCGTGCCGATAAACGTCGGATTGCTGACCGGCGCGCGTGAGGCATCGATCGGATGGACATGGTCTTGGCGGGCGTAAAGCAGCGACGTGCCGACCAGGGCGGGATTGGCATTTACCAGCGGCAGAGCGGTCGCCGGCCCGACCGCTGACACTCCGGCAATCGCGGTGTTGAGCTGGTCATAGGTCACTGCGGCGTTGGCCGTACCGCCCGGCCCAGGCAGTGTCACGATACCGGTGAACGTCGGGTTATTGATCGGTGCGCGGCTGGTATCTACCGGGTGGCGATGGTCCTCGCGCGCATAGAGCGCACTGGTGCCCACCACGCCCGGCGTGATGTCCATCAGCGGGGTTGCGGTGCCCGCGCCCGGGATCGCGGTGGCGGCGGCCGCGCCGAGGTTGGTCAGCGCCTGCACCGCCGTGATCGCTCCGGTGCCGCCGTTGGCGATCGAAACGGGGACCGCGAGCGAGATGTTTCCGGTGCCGGTCAGTGGGCTGGGCGAAACAATGACGCCGTTATTGCCGGCCGTGATCGAAACCGCACCACCCCCGCCCGCCGTGCCGTTGGCAGCGGCCGTAATCCGGCCCTGCGCGTCCACCGTCAGGTTGGTGTTGGTGTAAGACCCGGCTGTCACCGTCGTGTTGATCAGCGAGATCGTGCCTGAGGTGGTGATCGGCAGAGCGCCTGTCGTCAGCCCGGTGCCGGCGGCAACGGAGGTGACGGTTCCCGTCCCGCCGCCGGTCGCACCACCGGCCGCCACCCAAGCACTGCCGTTCCAGACGTTCAGCACGTTCGCAGAGCTGTTGAACCAGAGCGCGCCGGTTCGCGGGCTGGTTGGTGCGGTGGTTCCGAGCGATGCGCCGCCGGAGGCAATCCAGGCGCTACCGTTCCAGACCGAGATCACCCCGGTTGTGTCGTTCAGCCAGGACTGCCCGGTCACCGGGCTTGCTGGCGCCGATCCACCGATACTGATGGCGGGCCCAGGTGATCCGGTTGGCCCTGCTGGTCCTGGAACGGTGGAAGCTGGGCCGGTCGGTCCTGCCGGTCCCACACCCCCGGTCGGACCGGTCGGGCCTGGAACACCTTGCGGCCCAGGAGGTCCGGGGGGTCCAGCGGGTCCGGTGCCACTGCCACCGCCGCCGCCGGCCTGTCGGGCAACTGCGCGGAGCGTCATTGTCCCTCGCCCCGGCAGACGTTCAGGGTCGTTGCCGCATCGCCCATATACGCCACCTGGGTGCGGTCGGTGGCGACGGAAAACACCTCGATCGCCCCGCCCGGGATCATCATCGCATTGATGGTGACGGTTGGCACCGGGTCTGCCGGCTCGAAGAACAGCACATACACATTGCCCGCACCCGCGTTGGCGAAGCGGAGGTAGTGTCCGTTACCCTGGACGATCGCGACGCCCTGAGCGGTCGTCACCCCGATGGTGATCGCCGCACTTGGAGTAAAAGCGAGCAGGCTCATCGCATGCGCCTCGCCTCGATGGTGCAGTCCGCGTCAAAGGCGCCGTCACCCTGCGGGGTGTTGATCGCGACATAGCCGAGATAGACGGTTGTTGATACGGCGACGTTGAACCGCTTGGTAATCGCGAACCCACACGTGCCCCAGATGCAGGAAAGCGGCGCGGTGTCGCAGTCCATCGCCCAGCGATAAGACGTTGGCTCGCTATCATCGAGGCGGGCCAGCAAGGTGTTGTAGTTGCCGCCCTCGGCACCGGTATGGGTGCGCACCCTGCCGTCCACGCTCCAGTCGCCCGGGGACAACTCGATCGAGCCGAACGTGCCGAACTTAGAGTGGCCGCCGGGCAGGTTGGTCTGGTGGAACGTCGCCGACAGCACCTCGCCCACACATCCCGGCAACGCCTCGGAGCCGCCGGTTGCTACGATCGCCGATGATCCACCCGCACGCAGCATTCGCTCACCGCATCCTGCGCGCGGTCAGGCGGCGAGTGAAAGTGACGTTAGAAACTGCCGCCACCCCAAACATGTGCAGATAAATCGAGGTGGGAACCGAGACGTTCCACCGCGTCACGGCGAGCGCAAGCGAGAGGTTGGCCGAATTGCCGACCACGCCTCCGGTCCAGAGCGAAACATCAGAGGGAAAGCCGGGCGTGGCACTGGTAGTAATCGCCGTCCAGGCCGCCAAAGCGGTCGGTGTCACAGCATTCTGCGGTCCCGTGATGACGCCGCAGACCTCCCAATCTCCCGCCGTGAGATCGAGCTGCCCGATCATCATCCCAGCGCCGGACGCGTACGTGACTTGAATGGTTCCCGCTAATTGCAGCACTTCGCCGACATAGCCCGCTGCGGCGTTAGAACCGTCGGTGACGCCTAAGCCTGAACCGCCGCCACCGGTTTGAAGCGGTACGCCGTTAATTAGATACCGCCCGGTAATATCGATATCGCCGGTCGCCTTAATCGCATCACCACCGCCACTATTGATCAGGAGGAGCGTGGGTGTGCCGGCGGTACCAGTGGTGAACTTCGCCGCCGTGCTGTAATTGTAGATAGTCAGCAACGGATTGTTGATCCACGCGCTCAGCGTCACGAGATCGAACTGCGTGCCCGTGGTCAGCGTAAGTGCTGCCGGCAGCGACACGGTGCCGGAGGTTGGCATTCCCGGCACCCAGGTGCCGGTATTAGTGCGCAGGAAAGAACCCGCCGTGGCCGGCTCCGGTATGCCGCCGCCACCGCCACCTCCAGCCGCCACGCCATTAATGTAGAGCCCGCCTTGCACGTTGAGGCTGTTCGCAGGCACCGCAGGCCCGGTGGGCGCACCGACCCGGATGCCGCCATCCTCTACCGATAGCCCGGGGCCGCCGCCCTGATTACCCACGATGACAGACGCCAGCGTGGCACTGCTGGCCTGAAAGTTCGCCGCCATGCCGCTGGCGGCGTTGTTGCTGACCCACAGCACTTCTTGGTTGTCCAGCGACGTGACGACTTGCGTGTAGCCGTTGCTGACGAGGCTGCCGGTAAGGTCCACGTCGCCCCGGAAGTCCAGCTTCCCGGTGTTGCCGTTGTCGTACAGCCAGAAGTACTCCAGCGCACCATCGTGGACGTGGACGGCATTCGCCCCGGCGCCGTTGGTGTCGATATCGAGCGTGTGCCACGTTCCGGAAACGGTGGGCTTGATTGACACCAGAGAGCCGCCGCTCGCGCCGCCCGTGGTGGCAATGCCGGTCAGAAACTGAATCGGATTGCCCCAGCCGCCCCGTAACGGCGGAAGAATCTCAAGTGGCTCGTTAAAGACAGGGCGTCCGGACAGCGAGCTGAGCTTCAGGCTGGCAACGTCGAGACTGCCACTTCCAGCGGTGCTGGCGACGAGGTCTTGCCAGGGATTCGTGCCGATAATCGACAACGTCCATGGCGGCATGGATATGCCGCCGGTCGCGGTCAGCACTTGGCTAAGTGTGACCGGTTCCGTGAGACCGCCGCCACCGCCACCGTTGCCGGTGGCAACCCAGCCTGGGATCGAGGCGTCGTAGCTCCAGCGATCGAACGTATCGCCGTCGTTCGGGCTCGGCGGCCACGTCAGCGCGCCGCTCATCGCATCCTCCGCGCCGCAATAAAGCCGGTCGCGGTGCCCGCGCCGACCGCCTGGAACATCAATTGAAAAGTCCAGCCAGCGCCCGAAAAGCTGGTGCTGAAGCGGCGCCTTGGTGCGGCCAAAGCATTGACGCTGCCGGCAGCCATGTTCGCCTGCGAGGCAGTGCCCCAGGTGAAGACATTATAGTGCAGCGACGCATTGGCCACCGGATTGGCAACGTTGACGTTGTTCGGCGCCACCCAGCATTGCAGGGAGCCTGCGGCCACAGCGGTCATGGCCGCCGTATTAGTGAACCTGACGTTGCCCCAGACCTCCCAATCGCCGGGGGCGCCGGTAATCGAGGCAATGATGGTTTGGGCGTTCGCGGTCACAGAAACCGCTGTCGTTACGTTCGTCTCCAGATACTCGCCGACCATCCCGGCAGCCGCATTGCCGCCCGTGATCGCACCCTGGCCCAGCGATCCGTCCGCACCGTTCAATCCATCCGCTCCAGGCGGCCCAGCCGGTCCAGGCGCACCGTTCGCACCGGGCGGTCCTGGCAACGCAGAATTGGCCACCACCCACTGCGCCGAGCCGTTGGAGTGGCGCACATACAGATTCCCATCTGCCTGCCGCCACCAAAGTCGGCCGGGCTCCGGATTGGCCGGCGCGGTCGGCGACAGAGAAACCGTCGCCTCAGTGCCCACCGGTCCCTGATCGCCCTGGGGTCCTGGATTACCTTGCGGCCCGGCGTTGCCGGTCGGACCGGCGGGTCCGACGTTGCCCGGCGGTCCCGCCGGCCCGGTGGGGCCGGCCGGAACAGCGGCAACCAGCGCCTGTACTTGGGCAAGCCGCACCGCTTGGTTGGCATTGGTGGCATCGACGGCAGGCAAGAGCGGCGCAATGTTGGCCGTGTAATCGCGGAGCGTGGTGCAGCTTAGCGTGTTGATGACCTGGGCCGAACCGGCCACCACGAGATTGCTCTGGACGTTCAGCGCGCCCGTGAGCGTCCCGCCGCTCAACGCCAGCCACGGCGCCGTGCCAGACGCCTGCGTGATGTTACCGGTCACGGCAATCCCGCCGCCCGTGACATTAATCCCAGCATTGGTCGTCAACAGCTGAGAAAGCGTGACCGGCTCGGTGATCCCGCCACCACCGGTTCCCGGATCACCGGGCGGCCCCTGCGGCCCGGGCGGCCCAGGCACCGTGCTGTCCGCACCCGGCGGTCCGCGATCTCCGGTTGGCCCGGGTGGTCCCTGATCGCCCCGCGGCCCAGGATCGCCAGTGGCTCCGGGCGGCCCAACGTTGCCCTGCAACCCGGTATTTCCGGTCGGACCCGGAGGGCCAACGTTGCCCTGCGGCCCTACGCCACCAGTCGCTCCAGCCGGCCCGGGATCGCCTTGCAACCCAGTATTGCCAGTCGCACCGGGCGGTCCTGGCGGACCAGCCGATCCGGTCGGACCAGGGTCACCCTGCGGTCCCGGAGGACCGCCGGCCGGCAACGCGATATTCTGCCCGCCTTGGTACAGCCGGAACGTGCTGCCGTCATACCAGATCTCGCCATTGACCGGCGTGAGGTTGGTCGTGGCACCAAACCGCGCCCGGTTATTGAGGCTGAATAGCTGAGAAAGCGTGACCGGCTCGGTAATCCCGCCGCTTGCCGGCGTCCCCAGTGACCACAGCCCCGCACTGGAACGGTTGAGATAGCCCGCCGTGGCGCCCGAAACCTGCGCCAGGCCATCGAGCGCCGTCGCCGCAGTGACCGAGCCAGTGCCGCCCTGGCTGATCATAATCGGGAAAGTAACGGTCGAGCCGCCGTTGCCGCCCCCGCCAGCGCCCAGGCCCGGAGAGACGGCGCGCAGCATCTCAGATGCCCTCGCCAGTGGTGATATAAAGCAGCCCAGGACCCCCGATCGCCGCCACCGTGTCAGCACCTGAGCCCTTGAAGAACAGCTCGACCACGTTGGGTAAGAGGGGCGTGTCGTTGGGCGTTGCCGTCTGCGCGCCAGTGCCGATCTTCACATAGACGATCGCCGGCGCCGCATTGAGCAAACGGATCGAGTGGGCGTCAGCGTTCACCGTCTGCTGCGCAGACGCCGTCGCACTCACCGCTAGCTGATAGGTCCGCCCAGGCGTAAACGCGGTAACACTCATCCTACCTCCTAAAGGCGGAAAAATCGGTGCCCACCTATGATCGCAACCGGCCGCACGCCACGGCTCCATGACGGATTAACGCTGTGCGTGTGAAAATGATTCGCACCCCCCGTCCGATCCGCCAATGTCCCAGATAACGCCCGCTCCGCAATCTCTCGGGCAATGCGAAACTGCGCGTCCCGCTCCGTCACAGCCAACATCTGCGGCCGATTCACATCGCTCCGATTCCACGCACTGAACTGCCACGGCTGCGTCACCACAGAACGCACATCAGAGGGCCACCGCCTGGGGTCGGCAACCCGGGTCATGATCACACTCGCAACCGCCTCCATCCCAGACCGCCCCTCACCCCTCGCCTCGCCCCAAATCGTCCGCGCTAAATAATCCACCGCAACCGCCCGCGCCTCAGGCCTCATTCGACCGGCCGCCCAGCCACACGCGATAACTGCCGCAATAACTCCGCCATCGCTCGCTCAATCCGAGCCAATTGCTCCGATATACCGTGCAGATCTTGTCGCAACGTCTCCATCTCAGACTTCGTCATACTCATTTCTGATGGTCCAAAATCTCGCGCAGCAAAGTGATGATCCAAACAGAGAGCGCAGGCATGACAAGATCAAAGAAAATCGTGGTGAGATGATCCAGAAACTCGATCGTGCTCATGCCTAAATCCAAACCCCCCAGATGCGCCGATAACCGCTCCAGCTCCAGTAATCGGCCCAGCCGCATACCTCACATCCGACGCCGATCCTGCTCCCGCAACTCCCACAACATGTCCATACTTACATGGTCCGCAGTGTACTTGGTCGCCCGCACCCACGGCCTCGATGCACACGCATAGCGGAGCGTGTCCGCCGCATGGTCCTCCGCATTCGTGTCCACATCCTCCGGACGCGCCTGGTCATGCTGCAACGCAGGCAACGTCCGGATCAGATTGGCGCATGTCGATTGTACATACAGCATCGGAATACCGTCATCGCCGATTAGCCTTTGGCGGATGAGATCCCACCCCGCAGATGCCCCCAATTTCCCAACCCGCTTGTTGTCGGCAGGCCGAAAGAGGACTTTGCGAGCGGCAAAACGCTCCGCAATGCTGGGGCCGCCATCAGAAGTGAAAATCGCAGGATCCGCGACACCATAAGCACATCTCTCGTCACCAAGCTCCGCCTCGGCAATGCGCTCCGCTACCTGCTCCACAGTCAAACGCAGGCCAACGTTCGGACCAGATGCTAGATATAACTCCCGATACACAACGAGAGCGCCAACCGGGTAGGCCGGCAAACTGCCGTCACTCACCGCAAGCCACAATACACACGCCGGCCGCGCACTGCCCCAGTCCAACGCCTTGAAACGCAACCACCCTCGCGGAAGATGATGAGGACGCCGAATATGATTGGCGCCAAACTCTGGAAAATAACTGCCAACAACTACACTCCAATCCCCCTCCAACCACGCCTTCACAAGCTCCGGAGAACCAACACCACGCAACCGATCTATGTAAGCAGGGTCCTTGGCAATCAGAATCCGGTTGTCCTCCAACCTCGATGGTATGAAGACCCGAACCTGGCCAGTCGCCGGGTCCACAATCGGCTCGTAACCAAGCGGCGCCGGATCGATAAACCGCGCCTTTACCCAACTGTGCCCAGGACCACCTGGGTTGGCCGAGGCCCTAATCCGCTTGTGAGCGACGTCCGCAGTGCTCCTGAGCGTCGCATGCAACATCTGATAACTCGACGCGTCCCGCCAACTACATAACTCGTCAAACGCTATATACGTGTAACTGTGACCCTGATAATGCGCCGCATCGTTCGCATTCTCTAAGTTGCGCATCCGAAGCTCCGCACCGTTCGGCAACTTCCACGTCTTCGGCTGCTGTAGCCATTCGGAGCCAGGCCAACACTCCGGAATGATGCTGCGACTAAGGTGTATGAGCTCCTCAAGCTCCGGATACGTCTGGCGAAAAATTATCCCTCGCCACGCCGCACCCTGACTGGCACCAGCACAGTAATCGCCAAGCAAATACGACGATTTGCCGCCACCACGCGCACCACCAAACAATAACTCAGGCACCGACGCCGCTCGTATCGCATCAGTCTGCGGACCCGGCTGCGGCGACCACCTCACCCTACCGCTCCAAACACCACGCCCATGCAGCTAAATCCTTCGCCTCAACCGCCTCCCGCACACCCTCCCTCACCACAGCACAAAACTCCGCACTCGGCACACCCGTCCCGCGCGTCGCCACTCGCCATAAACCGTCCGCTATGCCGTCCCGAACCGCTCGATAAAACCGCTCGTCCTTCGCCAACTCGTCCCAGATGTTCATGCGTATATCTCCGCGTATATACTGGCTCCGGCAGCACTTTCGGCCATGGAGGGGAAAGGCCCGGCCTCATGCCCCCCCCTGCCGACGATGGGGGCGGGGGGTCGAGGGAGGGAGGGGCGACCGCGGGGCGACCGCGGCGCCTGGCATACTGTAGTGGGGTATAGGATGGTGCCCGGTCGAGGCCGAAGCTGGCCGTTTCCGCGGGTCTCGGGCAGGGCGGCAATGCCCATGGGGGGTATCGCCAGGCCAGGCGCTCGGCGTACAAAACTCGGGGCGCCTGGAAACGGTCGTTTGATCAGTATCCCACGTTGAGGACGTGTGTGGGATTGTATGGGTTGCTTGGTCTGTAAATGCCAGGCATTTCAACGGCTTAGCTTTACCCGTGGCCTTGCGGCGGTGTGTAATCGAGCAGGTCCTTGTCCAGGGTCGTCTTGCGACGCTGCAGCCACTGCTCGAGCGTCTCCGGCACTGGTGGTGCATCGATGCCCATCGCATCGATGTTGATGTTGAGTTGTTCGACTTGCTCTTTTGGTTTGCCCCATCCTCGATCGAGCAATGCGATCGCTGCGGGCACGCGTTCACGAGGCGACGAAAGACATTTCACGAGCGTTCTGACCGCATCCTCGGTGTAACGGCGCGCGAGATCGCGCGCCACTATCCCCGGTGGTCTGCCCTTTGGATTGGCCGAAGGTTGGCCCTTTTGGAAGCGTCTTCCTGGGCCTCTTTTTCTGCCTGGTTCAGTTATTGGCATATAAGCAGCCACTAAGCTTTTGATCTTGCGTTACGGATGAGGCCTACCATGACGCGACCCTTCGCGAGAGTGTATTTCCGGTTGCGGAGGAGCACGAGGTGATGGCAGTGGCGGACCCGCGCGTTGCATGTATTCCGCGGCTGTTACGGTTTCTTGTCTGGAAGGTTGCTCATGTTCACCGGGTTTATGATTACGCGCGCCTGGTGGTTCTGGTGCTGTAGCTCCTTGTGTAGATACATCCTCGCCTTCTGGTTTGGGTTGTTCGTCGAGAGGACGAGCAGGAGAGCCGCCTGGGACGCCGCCGGTTTCTTCGAGCGGTGGTTTGATTTCTGGATCGCGTCCTTCGTCGATGGCGGTTTGTTGTGGAGATTTGCGATTTTGTTC